AAAGAAGATAGGAGAGTATTGTTACCTGGATACGCAGATCAAAGAACTCCAGGCTAGACAAAAACAACTTAGGGCTGAATTCGAGGAGATACCTTTAGCAGCAGGGACGTATTACGCCACTCATGACGGCAAAAAATATGAATTGGTGGTCGGAGAGAATGAGAGAGTAGAGTATGATCCTTTGAAAGTTGCGACCAGGCTCCCCAAGAAAGAACTGGTAAAAGTGATCAAAGTTACATCAGCAGTTAAGAAATTCTTCTTGCCAGCAGAACTCAACAAGCTCATCAAGAAAGTAACTACTTACTACCAATACAGAGTAAAGGAGGTGAAATAATGTTACGAAAGGGAGATGTGGTTACTGTGGAAGTGCAGTACCCGAAAAACAAGAAGTTGTCAGGAGTATGGTCTGGACGAGTAGCGGAAACTGGTTGCTTTAGGAGCGGGTTCGCCTTCTTCAAACTGGAGGGTGTTAAGTATGCGTTCCCCAACAGCAGCCGATATACTAAGCTAGTTCAAAAACAATAGGAGGATAAAAATGGCAAAGAAAAAGAGCGTAAAGATGGAGAAAAAGGCAAAGGTTAGTATCCGAGAGGAAATCAAAGACCTCATTCGGAGTATTGATGACAGCAGATATGATTTGTATTTGAAGCTCCACGAAGTAAAAAGCAAGGAACAGTTCGTCCAATGGGGATACGAAACCTTCAAAGACTATGCAGAATCCGAGTTGAATTTGGAGTATCGGATTGCTTTGTGGTACGCCCAAATGGGAGAGACTATAGCAAAGTATAATATTCCCAAAGATGTAATTCTAAGTGTATCGTGGACCAAATTTAAGGAAATCAGCTTGCTGGACGACAAGAAAGAAATAGACAGGTTATTGAAAAAAGCACCCAACATGACGTTTAACGAGGTCAAAGAAACAGTCAAGCAACTTAGGAAAAACCTGGCCCCGAAAAAAGAGGTTACCATTACTAAGCTAACGTTTAGCTTGATTGAGGATCAGTACGAGATTGTAAAACAGGCAATAGACAAAGCAAAAGAGGCAGTAGGGACAGATAGCACGGGAGCCGCCCTCGAATATATCTGCCAAGAGTTCTTGTTGGCAGACGAGCCTATAGGAGAGGATGAGCCAGAGTCCGATGAGGAGTTAGAGGAATTAAATTTTGATGATGAGTAGGAGTTATTATGGAAATCCAATTCAGCAGAGGAACGCTTTCTACCTCAAGCAGATCATCCATAAGGCTGAGTGTGGGTTTCCTTTACTCTTGTGATCTAAAAAAGATCAAACAAAAAGGATTGAAGTGGGTCCGCAACCACGTAAACTATATATTCCCAAGAGAATGGTTGGTGTACAAAAAAGACTGCTCTAGCTATCCCTATATAACCAGAGTGGTTTGTAAATTAGACGCACCGCCTGATCTGACTTTGGTTCTTACTACTAGAGTTATAAAGTGGGGCAGGCCCACTCAATCCAACTATGGTTTCATTGAATTAGACAATACTCCCCAGGTTTTGATGAGAGTAAAAGAAGCTCCTAGTCTATGGATAAGAACGTCAGGAAAAGCGTTTATCACTAAAAACAGTATGTTAGAATTGATTACAAGAACTAAACAAACTATATGGTGGTAGGAGGGTAAGATGAGCAGAATAGTAGAAGTAGAATTAAGAGTAGACCCGCATGTGTTTAAACAAGTGGCCCTGCGCAAGGGTTACAAAGAAGCAAGTGAAAACGTTTTCACTTCAAAGTTACTTTTTAGGCCCATAAGAATAGAAAACGAAAAGTTAAAGTATGACAATATAGATGTGCCTTATGTTACTGATTTAATTGCAGATTATTTGGTAGAACAAACTGGAGGCGTCCGCCAAAATGTTAGTAGAGACGAGGTGATAATACAATGCTAATAGAGGAGGGAAACAAGATGTACAAAATGAATCAGGCAGTAAAATTAAAAGAGCCAAAAAGAGACGATTTTATAATAAGGCTCAGATACATGATTGATGAGGCTTTTAAGTCATACGGGGTGCTGCCGAAAGAAATCCTCGCTACTAAATCTCTAAGAAAGTTATTTGGAGGAGCGGAAGTTTCGTCCATATTCGATATTCCTGTAAGGTATTTTCAATCTACGTCTTATCCCGCTGATAGGATTATCATATATTTGAATATGTTCAAAGAAAGACAAATATTCATTACTAGCAGAGTATTTATTCTAGGAGGTGAAGAAGATGCCGACGATCAACATAAAAATTAACAAGGATGGGACAGTAACAGTCAAAGGAGAAGGATTTTGGGGGGAAGAATGCAGACAGCCGATAGAAGAAATAGTAAACAAACTGGGCGTGGCATTGGAAGAGAAACCATTATGCGAGGAGACAGTAAAGATCATAAAGAAGTAGTATTGGTGGTAAGGGGCACTAAAATAGAAATGTGGATTGATGAATGTGATCAATGCCCCATCAAAAACTGCAAAAATTGTAAGAAAGGATGGTGTGGATGATGCTAAAAACAATGATAAAAAGCAGGTATAAAATCATTGCAATCAATTCCATTGAAACTGAAAGAGTGATAAGCCTGGTTACGGATACTGTAAAGGAATTGAATAGAGAATTAAAAGAGGCAAAGTCTGCGCCGCCAGACTTAGAAAGTAAAGGATATGAACTAAAAGTATGGGACCCGATAGAAGGAGTAAACGGCAACCATTCAAACTACTTAGACATTTTGAGACATATTGCATCAGACACCGAACCAAACATTTATCTGCTAACCAATTTTCACAGATTCATAGACGAGAGGTTTAATTTGCCTCTTATGATCACTTACTTTAGAAACATAGCCAACTCAGATTCGTTCGCTACGTGTATAATGCAGGGCAGTTTCAATTTGCCAGAGGAAATTTCCCAATATTGTGGGTTGATAGATATTCCTCTGCCCACTCAAGAAGAACTGCTCGAATTGATCGAACATATAACCAAAAACAATAACATCAAGATAACAAAATCAAAGTGCAAACAGGCTGCGGAATATCTTACAGGGTTAACCAAATATGAAGCAGACCTCGCATTTAGGACAGTTCTGGTACAAGGCAAAGGTAAATTGAATTTGAATACTTTACAAAAACTGAAAGCAGAGAAAGTCAGGAAAAATGGGATGATAGAATACCTAGCTCCGCAGGATACTATCAACGATTTAGGAGGATTACATGCTTTTAGAGAGTGGGCCATGATGTCTGCCAAAGTATTTAATAACAGAGCGGAAGCTATCGCAAAGAAAGTACCTGTCCCTAAAGGCATGTTATTAGCAGGAGTTCCAGGAACAGGAAAGACCCTAAGCTGTAAGATTCTGGCTAACCTATTCAACGTTCCACTGTTAAGAGTAGATGTAGGGAGTCTATTTGCTTCTAGGTTAGGGGAAACAGAAGAAAATACAAGAAGAGTGTTGAAAGAAATCGAGGCCCAGGCTCCTGCTATCGTTATGATAGACGAGGCAGAAAAAGCATTAAGTGGAGTGGGGTCGTCAGACTCTACGGATGCAGGGACCACAGCAAGAGTGATAGGTTCTTTTCTGTACTTTATGCAGGAGACCGAGGCCCCAGTATTCTTTGCTTTCACTGTAAACAATGTTCATGCTTTGCCTCCAGAACTCGAACGAAAAGGAAGGATAGACGAACTTTGGTTTGTAGATTTGCCATTGAAAACAGAACGGGAAGAGATAATCAAAATTCATATGAATAAACTCAAACTGGATGTGAAAACATTTTCACTAAAGAAGATCGTAGCAGCAACAGAGGGGTACACAGGCGCGGAAATAGAGAATGTATTGAAACAAGCAAAAGTTAAAGGATTTTATAAAGAAAGTGACGTAACTACCGAAGATATTTTAGAAATTTGTGATGTAACAGTTCCTCTGTCAATCAGTAGAAAAGAGGAAATCGAGGCGTTGCGACAGTGGGGGACTACTCGTGCAAGAGTAGCTAATTTTATTCCCAAGAAGTCCAAGACCAAGAACACCAAGATGGTTTTGACATGAAAGAACTGATTCCAGGGTATCCTTTAGACCACAAAGAGTGGATAAAGAGCTGTGAATTAGGAGAAAGAAGGTGCATATTCTACCGAACTCCTTGGAGGATATGCACCTTCGGATTTACTCCAAATTACATCAGCGATTTAGAAGAATGTCCTGATAAAGAATTTTATGGATATGGAATAGCAAGAGGGTATCTGCTACATAAACTTAAAGAAGGCTAGCGCTATATTAATAATCTGAGATACAATAATACGAAGTATTAGTGTATGCTCAGGTGATTATGATAGTAATCATTATAAAAAAGGAAAATCGAAGATTTTCTAAATATAAATCAAAGATTTATATTAAATTCCCATTTATTTAATTTATAAATTTAAAAAATTTATAAATATAAATGGGAGTCTACTAGCTCCTAGTTCAGCTACTTAAGTCCGAGGGGGGTCCAAAAACAAAAAAGGACCTCATTTGAGGTCCTTGAAATTAGGTTGGGATTCATTCGAATCACCAAAAAGAAAGGAGGTATTGATGATGAGTTGTTGTGCCTAAAATATAATCATCATTGCAAAAAATGTCAATCAAAAATTTTTACTTGACAAATCAGTCATTCGTTTTTATATTTTCGTCAAGAGTTGTTGAAAGGAGGAAAAAATGATTGAACTGATCGAGATGTTGGAAGAGTTGGAAGAGAAATACGAAAGGCAAGGATGGTCGGAAACAGATTTTCATAAGTATTGGTTTATTTCCCACAAAATGCACAACGTTGCTCCCAAAATAACACCCAACACCTACAAGACCAAAGCGATACTAAAGAAGTTTCTTAGTTACTCAGACGAAGACCTGCCCTCCGTTATTGTGTTTGCCGTTACCAACCATAAAACATTGAGAAGCGTCATACCACGATATGATTGTGGAATTGTCTCGTTCTGTTTCAATTACCCAGACATAAAGCATTTGGCATCTTCTAAGACAAACCTTTCAAATGAAAGCGGGGTCTACTAATGCAAACCGAAATTCTCAAGTTAATGAAACTTCGAGGAATTCCTTTGGGGAACCCGTTAGCTTACAATTTTGATTTGGACATGCTCAAAAAAGCAAAGAATGCAAAACAAGTAGTAATCATAGGGCAGTATAGCAAAAAGAAGAGAGCGTTGATTTCAACGATTATCGCTCTAAAAATACGCAAGCAAGGAAGAGCAGACGCAGCAGTCTTATCCGTGTACCCAGATTGTAAAGGAAGAATAGTTTTTATTGATACTGCACTTACTAATATATTCAACCCGAAAGAAGTAATGGTCATGGTCTACGAAGACAAAGAAGTAGTAGTAAATACTTATGATGATATGGTGCTCAAACAAACGTTAGGCATAGCTTATGCTGATATGCTACTATCAAATGCTTACTTGATAGTCGAGGGCAAATAATGTCGATAGGAATTAGATTACTAACAGCAGTAGTTAACAATAAAGACTTGAAATTATTCAACAAACTGAGTGAAAACGTTTTCATTGAGGATGAAAAAGAGGTGTACCATGTAATCAAAAACTACATTAAAAAATACGGGGAGCTACCGAGCCTTCCAACTTTAGCTGAACTTTTAGACGAAGATACTTTACTTATCCCTGATTCTCCAATCGAGCTACTGCTCGAACGGTGTATTGAGAGAAAATTTAAGGAAGATTTGTTTCAAGCATCCCAAGAAATCGAGACTGCACTACACAAACACAATGTGCAAAAAGCTCTCGATATTATGAAAAACATTGTAGATTACTACCGAAGCATCCAAAAAACAGACGATGGGGTTTACACCTTTGATGAGTTAATAGACGTGTTTTTAGGGTATGTACGAGAACGTAGAACAAAGATAGGACAGACATTCGGAATCCCCACTGGATGGAAAAGTTTAGACGAAGCTTGTGATGGTTATCAACCTGGAGACCTGGATTTAATTTTAGCAAGGCCCAAAAGAGGCAAGAGCATGATGATGGTCTACTCTGCATATGCAGCAGCTAAAGCAGGGTATAAAGCAATGCTAATCTCTATGGAAATGGGATTAATGCAACAGGCAAAGAGAATCACAGCTCTTGCCAATAAACTCAAATTTGAAGCAATAAAGAAGGGCGAAATCTCCACTTTTGCAGAGAGATCGTTGGAAGAATTGAAGCAGAGTCCTGTTCCTCTAATTTATGTCGATGGGAAATTCCAACACGGATTTGATGATATTTTTGCTTTAATCGACAACCACGAACCAGATCTTGTATTCATTGACGGGGGGTATCTCATAAAAGTACAGAGTAAGTACAAATCAAAGTGGGAAGTAGCTTCTGAGATAGCCCAGGAGCTAAAACTGATGGCGCTAAACTTCAACATCCCTTTGATAGTCTCGTTCCAGTTCAACAGAGAAGCGCCTAAAACCAAGTCTGGGGGACTGGAACACATTCACTTAACAGACGCATTATCTCAGTTATGTTCAGTAGCTATAGGAATATCCGGAGAGGAGGGATCAAATGTAAAAACAGTTGAGATGGTTGCTAATAGAGAAGGGACTAATTGCATATTCCAAATCAATTGGAATTGGGAGAGGATGGATTTTTCAGAAGTAGAAACGGAGCTACCGTTCGAATGAGAAAGGTCACTAAGGTAAAGCTGAATAAGAAACAGCGCAGGCTGTTAAAGTCGTTCATTCTGGTACTCGGAGACAGAATAATGGACACCAGCCCGTTTATTCTGGAGACACTGATTGTTTTTGCATTAATGGGTGAGCCTGAAAAATTTTTTGAAGAAGAAGACTGGCAACGGTATGTTGACTATTGTCAAAGATGGCAGATAAAACTTTCAAAAAAGGAGTGGAATCATGGGAAACGTGCCAGCAAACGTGAACTTATTCCTGGAGGTATTGAGGTATCTGGGTTGTAGCCATATAAAGTACGACGTTGCTAAACCCTCTGTATGGATTAAAGCGTCATGCCCTTTTGCCAAATGGACTCATGAACACGGAGTAGACGAGCATCCCTCTTTTGGGATAAACACCAACAACGGTGTATTCAACTGCTTTGCTTGCGGGACTAAAGGGCACATTCGTAATCTGCCTCGAATATGGAAGAAAATAACAGGGATAAACGACCCAACTTTGAAATCCATGCTTTCGTCTCATGAGTTTATTCCCAGATTATTCTGGAATATAGCACCTAAGCAGCCTAAGTACATCAACGAAATTCCTTTTCCTTTGTACAAAGGAAACATGTTTTCTATGCGAACTATCCATGTATTTTCTCTTAGGTACGATGCTAAAGAGAGAAGATTAGTAATCCCGATTAGATATTACAACAACCGAGTAGTAGCCCTCAAAGGACGGTATTTAGGAAAAAGCAAGCGCATCCAAGACAAGATGAAATACAGGTATTACAAAGAACTAGGGGGCACTATGCCTCATAGTTTAGGCGTGTGGTTTGGGTATCACCGCCCTATCGACCCAAACAAACCTCTTATACTGGTAGAAGGAGAGCGCAACCTTTTGGCTCTATTCGACAAAGGAGCAGCGAATGTATGGGCCAGCGGTGGGGCGGAAATAAGCAATGCACAGCTAAAAGTATTGCGGAAATGTGAGGCAAAAACCATGATTCTATTCTTTGACAACGACAAAGGGGGTGAGAAAGCAACAGAGAGAGTGTACGAGAATCTAAAAGACTGCGTAAAGTTTTACAGAGTTACCAAGTATTTTGGATGTAACGACCCAGCAGAGGCCGTAGAAAAAGGAATAATCAAGAAAGTCTTAGCGACTATCAAGGAGGTCTAAAATGGCTAAGAAAAAAGGACAAAATACGAGTCCCAGTGGTTGGTTTAAAAAAGGCAAGGATGGTTTCGAAGAGAAGAAGAAACTCGATGCAGTAGCTGAAAAGCGTAAGGAGAAATATGCTCCAAGGTTTTGGCTAAAGCCTGATGAAGAGGCAAAGATAGTCTTCTTGGACTCCGAAGGGTTCTATATCAAAGAACATAATCTCAAAATTGGTGGTAAGTGGGGTAACTTTGTTACTTGTACTGACGATTTTGCCCCATGTGCAGTGTGCAAGGAAGGTTACCGTCCTACGTATACGGCCTATTACACGGTCATTGATGGTAGGAAGTACACCACTACAGACGGAAAGGTAGTAAAGAACCGAAAGGTTCTCATTCCTCTGAAAGGCTCTGCTATTAATTTCATAGAAGACCTCAAAAAGAAGCATAAAAATTTGCGTGGCATCGCTATGAAAGTAAAGCGGTACACCAGCAACGACCCTAATTGCGGTAACTATTTTGAGGTATTGGGAAAGGTCAATCTGTCTAAGTTCGAAGACAACAAGCCTTATGACTATGAGGTTATTCTGGCCCCTCCTACTGACGAAGAGCTTGAAGCCCTTGGTATGGACACTACAGTAGTAGGGTCAGAAGAAGACGTTGGAGCAGAGATAGACGATATATTTAACGAGGTCGAGGATTCAGACGAGAAAGAGGAAGCTACCGATGATTCTACAGAAGAAAACCTTCACGAATTGTTTAGCTAGAGAGCTAATGTTTGTCCCACGAGAAGCGTTGTCCGAAGAGGACAAGCACAACCTTACTATCCAGAAGGTAAACTTCTTTGGGACAAAAAAAGGCGATTATACTTTAATGCGGTTTAGTGGGAATAAGGTGGGAGTCCCTCGTTATTATTTCAAGCTCTCACCTTATCCCGAACTGAAAGGTAAATGGGAGCCTGTTTCTATCTCTTTCAAGGGGAAGCTACGCCCTTATCAAGAAGAGATAATAAAGCTCTATTTGAAAAACCTAAAAAAGTATCCTTATGGCGGTATAATTCAAATGCCTACAGGCACTGGGAAGACTGTAGTAGGACTGGCCCTGGCTTGTGCTCTAAAATTGAGAACAATGATAGTTGTCCATACTGAGGTGCTTAGGAACCAATGGATGGACGCTATTAGAAAGTTCACTGGCCAGGAGCCTGGCCTAATCCAACAGTCTATCAGAGACTACCAGCCTATAACTGTGGCTATGATACAAACCTTACTTACTGCAAAAATACCCAAGGAAACTTTTGGGCATATTATCTATGACGAAGTTCATATTATGGGAGCAGAGAAGTTTTCCGAAACTGCCCCTAAATTCAACCCTAAGATACGAACCGGTCTCTCTGCTACTCCAACCAGGAAAGACGGAAAGACCAATATTTTTAAATGGCACATAGGCCCTATTATTGCTTCTTATAAAGCCAATAGGTCGGACTTTAAGGTGGTAAAAGTAGAATATGCCGATCCCAAAACTTCCAGCAAAGGTTGTTATATAGGCAGCAAATTTATAAGAAGCACATTCAATAAAAAACTAAACGTTCCCAGACGTAATCGTCTCGTTGCTCAATTAGCAGATGCAGCAGTCAGAAAGGGGAATAAAGTTCTTATCCTCTCTGACTCATTAGCTCTGCTGCGGGCATACAGTCGGTTGTTAGACACTAACAAAATAGCCTGGGTAACAGGAAACAAAAAGACCTACTCTGGCGACCAAGATATAATTCTTGGTACTTATCAGGCAGCAGGAATTGGATTCGATGCTCCAGAAATAAACTGTCTAATTCTTGCTACGCCACGAGCAGATATTAAACAGGCTATTGGCAGACTAAGCAGATATGAAGGAACTAAACCCATTATGATATTTGACATCGTTGATGTCTTTTGTAGACCGTCTAACAATTACTGGAAGCGTAAGAAAAAACATGACTACAGTAGATTCAAAATTATTGAGAAGCGCAGATAAACACATAGTAATGCTATGGTGGAAGCGGATAGCCAAACTAAGGCATTGCTATGGGGAATACAAGGGGCGGCCTGTTGTTCGTATATGGAGCAGCAAAGGCAGCCCTTGTAAACAAGTTTTGAGGTCTTATGGGATGGTAACTTTTCTAGCAGACCTTTGTATGGTCTTTATGACAATGAAAGGTATTCCTAAAAGTGTCCTAGAAAAGACTTATTATCACTTTAGAAACCGCCCACATTTTAGGCCAATGGAGGTAGAGAACTATGTCAAAGAAATCTACAAAAAACAAGACGGTACAGGCAACACTAATACAAGACGATGACATCCAACAAGTCCCGTCGGATACTCCTGCTACCGAAGATTCAGCCTATGTTACTTACGAATTTGGTAGGACTATAAACGTAGGAAACATGGAGATGTTGAAGTTTAGAATAGGCCTTACTGTGCCTTGCACCAAAAACAATATAAACAAGATGTACAAAAAAGCAGCCAAATTCGTTGAAACAAAAATGGATGAAAAGTTGAAAGAGTGGGGTGTAGGATGATTAGCTCAGACAAGATCATAGAAAGTCTGGAATCTGAGTTTCCAGGGACTATTAAAAAAGCATCCAATAGCCCTAAAATACTCCAACTAAGAACAGGGGTGTTTACAATCGACCTTCTTACTGGGGGTATCCCTCTAAACAAGTTTACTGTACTCTGGGGGCCAAAAAGCTCAGGCAAAAGTACCTTGTCTTATAAGATAATAGACAGTTACTTTAAAGCCACTGATTATAAATGCGTCTATGCAGATTTTGAAAAAGGATTTAACAGAGACTGGGCGGAAAAATTCATAACAGACATGGACAGATTGATATGGTTTGAACCTCTCTATGGAGAACATGGAGTAGACAGTATCTATAAACTGGCACAGGCAGATGATATAGGATTAATTATTATCGACAGTATAGCTATGATCTTTAGTATCGTAGAGGCAGAGGCTACTGCCGAATCTAATTTTGTAGGGCCTTCTGCCCGACTTATCAGGCAAATGTTTAATAAGCTCCTAGTAGCAATGAGCCAGGCTAGACAGAATGACAGGCTGCTTACCGTAGTAATAATAAATCAAGTAAGAGCTAATATTGGCGCTCAAAAGTTTGCCTCTCAAACCAGGATGCCAGGTGGAAAGATAATCGACCACCTGACGAGCCTCACGCTCAAGCTGTACCATAAAAGTTATAAAAGTGTAGAAGGCATTCCTACTACTAGCACCCATACATTTACGGTAGAAAAGAATAGACTGGGTTTGCCCAAGATGAGTGGAGAGTTTGTTATTGACTTAATTCGAGGCAAGGTCGATGACGAAAAACCTATCTTGGAATACGCAAAAAGGTATAATTTACTTACCAAAAATAAAAAATCATTCTCCCTGTTAGGAGAAACAAGACCTACTCTAAAAGAATTGAAACAGTTACTGAACCAAGAAGATTTCAGAAATATGGTGGTCGAGGCCATAATCAACCAATATCGCAAGGAGGTATACAGTGATAGTTAAATGCTTGCATTGTAATGGTCGCTTCCTCGCTGATGCGAAGACGTTAAAAGCAATAGGGTATGATGGCGCCCATTTTTGCTCCAAAGATTGCCTTATTGATTATCTCAGTATTCCTACCGACCCTCCAAAAGGAGGACACGTAATAATCCCTCACTGGGATTACAAGAGTGAATGGGAGTCGTCTTTTGCCAGGTTTTGTAGGGAAAATGATTTGAATTTTATGTACGAACCGTTTGCTTTCTCTCTGCCTAATGGTAGATGGTACATCCCAGACTTCATGGTCAATGGGCATATGATAGAAATCAAAGGAGTCTGGGAATCAGGAGCTAGAAAGAAAGTGAAGTTATATCGTAAAACTGTAGGCCCTCTTATAGTATTGTCCGAAGCTATGTTAAAACTGTTAGAGGTGCTATGAGTACCAGTCTCAAGGAGATACTTGTAAAAGGGTACTATCAGAAAGAAAAAGACAACTATGAAAGAGGGCCAAAAATAACTCCAGCGGTATTAGCTAATGAGTTAAGGTCTATTAGAGAGTTACTTTTACCTATAGCTAGTTATTCAGAAGTCCAGTACAGCAGGTTAATAGATGTTCTAGTTGCACTGGAGAAGTTCAAGGAGGCACTGACCAATGACATCATTCGATTCCCAAATAGAGAACGATCTGTATCAAAACATGATTGATAAATTTACTGGTAGTAAACGAGTAAATCTTCATTTCCATGTAAGTGATCTAGTAAATATCTGCCCACGGGCAGTATGGTATGCCAGAAAAAACGGGACTAATTTCAGGTTCAAACGTGCGTTTCCTAAACAGATGGTCTTAGCATTTAGTTATGGCATCCTAATACAACGCCTGCTATCTCAATACAGTTCCTATCTTATTTCCAAGTGGAAATGCTTCGATTGCGGTAAAACACACTACATTTCTTATCCAGATTTTAAGGGATTAAAATGTAACCCGTACAACATGAAACTAGAGGAATATGGGCTTGAGTTAACAAGAGGTTGGTTTTCCCTGACGGGAAGCGTAGACGCTTTTATTAGAGTAGGCAATAAAGTCTTTATTGCAGAAATAAAAAGTATGGAAGCAAAAGAATTTGATAAATTAGAGGAACCTCTATTTGATCATCTAGTCCAGAGTTGCGGTTATCTCTGGATGCACAACAATAAATTCGTTGTCAAAGACCCAGCGTTCGATAAATATCGTGTTGACAAAGAAGAAGCATATATAATTTATTTCAAGAAAGATTTCCAAAAACTGGGTATTAAATCCTTTCTAATAGACAGAAAAGTCTATGGTTTGGATGAAAGAATACCCCAGCTTCTTAAAGATATGACAAGTAAAACTATACCTGAACGTGGGTGTAGAACAGAGCTATCCCCAAATGCTAAAAAATGTCCTTTTAAGGAGGTGTGTTTTGGCAAATCCAAAAAGAAACAGGCAAAGAGGGAAGGAACACCAAAAAAGGATAGCTGAATTATTCAAAGGATTGAATCTAGGTACATTAGGTGGAGTCGATGTCTTAGCAGATAAATTTGCTATTGAGTGTAAATCCAGAGTTAAATCAGTTATAGAATCCTGGTTTGCCCAGGCAGAAAAGTACACTCCAAAAGATAAGCTCCCTTTATTAGTCGTGCATATCAAAGGTAAAAGATATGAGAATGATTACGCTGTATTAAGGATTAAAGACTTGCTAAGTATTTTGGAAGGAGAGAACGATGGCTGAAATAATCAAAATAGTTGAGCACGGGCAAGCGCACGCTACGTTATCAGAAATATTACAATTGTTGGAAGATGGAAAGTTACGCAATTTCTGTGTAGCGTATGAATATGATAACCCCGAAGACAAAGAAGTCTTGGTAGCTACGTTTTTCGCAGGGGACGATAGAGTAGTTACTTTGTTAGGTTTGTTAAGTCGTCTAATGCATAACATGCAAACATATTTGGACAAACAATGAGCTGTAAAGACTGTCCATTCAAAGGAAGACCGAAGGTTAAGTACGAGAGGAATTCTCCTAAACTTGTTGTAATAGGGGAATGTCCTGGCAGGGAAGAATTAGAATCTGGTAAGCCTTTCATCGGCCCAAGTGGGCAATTGCTAATGAAAACGTTTTCACTTTTTGGGCTAAGTAGAAAGGATTACTCTATTTTAAATTCGATGCGATGCCCCAAACTGCCTAATGATTCTAGAGCAGACATCGAATCGGCAGTAAAACATTGCAAAGAATATGTAATGCAGGCCCTCGAAATACTCAAACCTGATCTTATTGTTTTGCTGGGAGAATGGTCCCTGCTTCAACACTTAAACAGAAAAAAGATTGGCAAGTTCCGAGGAGAAATACACAACGTAGGGCCGTATACTTACATAGCAACGTACCATCCCTCATATATTCTAAGACAGGCCCATGCTGGCTATCCTAATATCCCTGTATCAAAAATGGGAGAGGCAGAAAAACTTTTCTACTCAGACATCAAAGAAGCAGTGGAATATCTAAAACACGGTAAAACTCCAGAGATAGAGATAGAATATTCCTCTATCGACCCTCCAACTTCCAAAGTAGTAGCCTTTGATCTGGAGACAGAAAACCTAGACGTAGTTCATACTAACGGCGAAGTCTTGGCCATTTCAGTAGCAGGAAAAGACAAGATTTATTCCGCTAGAATCAAAGACAATAAACTTAAACCCAAGATCAAGCAAATTCTTTCTGACCCCAAGATAATTAAAGTAGTACATAACCGCCCATTTGATGAATGGATATGCAAAAAGAATTTGAAGTGTGAAGTAAAAGGCCCGATTTACGATGTAATGACTATGGCTCATGTAGTAGATGAAAACATGGAAGCATATAATTTGGAGCATCTGGCCAATGTCTACACTGATATGTATAACATAAAAGATATAGTCGGGCACAACCGTAGCAACCTATCAGAAATAAGCAAAGCCAAGTTACTCAAATACGTTGCCATTGATGCAAAAGCTACTCTCCAAGTCTATAAAGAATTAGCTCCACGGATTAGCCGAGATAAGAAACTGCTACGGTATTATTACTATTATATGATTCCTGTAGAAAATGCGTTTGCCAATATCTCACAAACAGGATGGCCTATAAATCTTAAAAAGCTCGATGAAAATGAGGATGTCTTGTACGACGAGCTATCCAAACTAGAGGAAAAGCTCCTGCCACCAGACGCCGAAAAGCTCACACCCAACGTCATAGCAAAATATATGTTTACCAAAGAAGGTTTGGGCTTAAAACCAATCTCTTTTACAGAGAAAACTCAACAACCCTCTACAGACAAACATCATCTGAAACGGTTTAAAGACAATCCCTGGGTTGCTGATCTTATTAGGTATAATAGAATAAAAAAGATTCTAAGCACTTACATTCCTCTGCTTAGGAAAAACCTAAAGCCAGATGGCTATATCTATCCTAAAATATTTCTTACAGGTACTGTTACGGGAAGGACGGTTATTCTTGACCCGCCTCTACAACAATTCCCTACTCATGGAGACCTGGCTAAATATATCTTAGAACTGATAACTACCGAAGACGGGTATGTAATAGCCACGCAAGACCTTTCCCAGAGCGAAGTAAGAATAGCAGGATGGTTGGCAGGAGACGAGAACATTCTGGGGGCCTTGAATAAGGGATTAGATATTCATACTTACACCGCATCCATATTAGCAGGAGTTTCCTATGACAAGGTAACTAAAGAACAAAGGCAAAAAGCAAAACCAGTAGTGTTTGGATTGCTTTATGGTATGCAAGCCAAAACCTTAGTAGATTATGCGTTTAAAAACTATGACATAGTTCTAACTGAAAAAGAAGCTACCCTTTATAGAGAGAAATTTTTCTCTGTACCCAACGGGTACTGGCGCCTGCCTATTTACCATAAAAAGATGGTAGCAATAGCATCAAGATTAGGACACGTTAGATGTGTATTGGGCAGGATACGCCATTTGCCCAAGATCAATGACAAAGATATTTATTGGAGAAGCAAAGCAGAAAGGCAGGCTATCAATACTCCAGTCCAAAACTTTAGTTCGGAGTTGGCTTGTTTGGGGGTAAGCCTGTTCTACAAAGAAATAATGAGCCAGCCTAGACTTAGAACCAAAGTCAAATTGACTAATCTATTCATCCACGACGCCTATTATTACCGAGCTAGAGAAGACGTGGTAGAGAAATGCCAAGAAATCTTAAAGGATTGTTTCGAGAACAGGACCAAAGAATATATAAAAAAGAATTGGGGTATCACTGTAGGATACCCCATTGAAACTGATGGAAAGGTTGGAACTACTTTAGCGTTTTAGAGGCCTCTCATTCTTAGTTCTTCAGCTAGTTTCTCCCTCTTGGGGGTAATAGCGGCAGTAAGAGCCCTGAGAGTTATTCTAGGAACAGTGATGTACTTAGATGCTTCCTTGTTGTATTTCATTATTTCTTCTAATACTTTTTTACGTTGCGCAGGTGTCTCTGCCGACCTAAACATATTATAAATTTTATTTCGCCTTTCTCTAAAATGAGCAGCTATGTTTCTTGCTGCGCTTTTATAAGAATACGTCTTCCCAAACCTGGTAGGACGAAACCCTGTGGCAATTAATAAAGCCTCTAACGGAGTAGCTTTAATAGGTTTTCCGTTTTCGTCATATATAGGTTTATTGTATTGGTTTTTCAATCCTTTATATGTTTCGTATGCTTTTAGAGGATTGCCTATGAACTGGGGCAAAATTCTATAAACAGCGTTGATCTTATCAAATCCTTGATATGCGACAAGAGAGTCCGTAGCGTTTTTGGCCAGGCCGCCATATACGCCAAATATTGCGTTCAGCGCATCAGAAGGAGAAGTCGGTATCTCTATCTTTAGAGAACCACTTAAATCTACTCCTATCAATGAGGGCAGCCCTCGCTCCAGGCTATAAGCCAACGGGCTATTAATATCGCCTATCTTTTTAAAGAACTGGCGTCTCAATGGCTTGCCTGTCTGTCGCTCAAGTAATTTGAGCAAATCATCAAGGAAAGGTATAGAAAGGAGCCCTCCAAACATTGTAAATGCTAGGAGGCTATATGCTACAAACTCTAGCCCTTCTTTATTCAGGTCCCATAACTTTTTACTAGCAGGCATATGACGCAAAGTATAGTTATATAATTCCATAAGGTTCATGGTAAACGACCTAAATGTCACTGCTAGTCGGGCCAAACCTTGAGGCACAGTGCCACCTGTAGCAATAGAAGGTAGGTTTAGCTTTCCCATTAGAAAATGGGACATATTAATTAGGTCAGTAGCTTCGTTAATCAACGTAGGATCGTCAGGTTTAATGCCTTTGTTGCCTTCTTTAAAGAACCTATATACCCCTAAAGCGGTAGCCAGACGGTTGGTTTGTTCCATATATGCAAACGGAGTAGACAGCCATGTTGCTGCCTTAACGGCCCAGCCACCACTCCCCGCTACCTCGTCTCTTATTTGATTGATAAACTGGGCGGTAGTTACACCTTTGGCATAAGTAACATTCAAAAACTTCTTTTCGTCTTCAGTCAGATTGTCATTATCTTCTATACTACCGCTGAGGATTACATCTTTGTAAGCCTTCATAAATAGATTGATAGATTTGCTCATCGGTATCTTGTAAATAGTTTTGGCCAAAGGTATGGTACTGACAAACATCTGAGTAGTTTGTACTGCCGCAGGACGAAGCATCCCGCTCAAATACCACAAAAACATATACGCCTTGGTTTTACCGACTACCTTATCGAATTGAGTTTGTGGTTTAAGCTGATCGAAAAACCACTTATGGGCATAGTCCCTCAATTTTGGCTGTTGTTTAGGGTCAATCCTGTTTAGCAGAGGCAGCCCATTAACCAAAGCATCAATACGAGCCATATAGTTAGCAGCGTTGTTGACATAGTTAAACGTTTCTTCAGTAGTTTTGTCCAAATGATAACCTAAAATCAAATAAGGATTTCTATGTAAGAACTTTTGCCCCGCCCTACTTCTAGCTAAAAGTTCTTCTTCAATGATATTAGAAATCTCATTAAGAATATTGCTCAAAGTTTCGGGGTTGGCTTGAGCAGTTTTAGTCTTATTAGCCAAAGTTTCCAGGAAAGAACCTACATTGCCTTCGGTAATATCCCCATAAACGCTTTCTGCCAATTTGTAATTAGGGAGCAACAGCACTACGTTTTCTTTACCAAATACTTTTTTGGCTCTATCTATCTTTTTGTGCATATCAGGGTCTATGCGCCTGACATGCTCTCTCAGATATACTTTGTTTTGCTGGGAGAGATCATTATAGACCTTCTCCAAAGCTTTGGCTCTGCTTCCAGTTTGAGCGATATGTTTTGAAAAAGAGGCTTTAAACGCTTCTTTATCGAAAGCTACTATCATTTCAGCAGCGTCCTGATCCCTGTATCGAGGGCTGTAAAAATCTAGCTTATCTATCAACTCCCTAATCTTTTCATATTTTTTGAACAAAGAATGATTTTCTATTTCTTCTATTAACGGCCTATAGATAGCCATACTTTCTTTGGACAACTGCTCTTTTAGTTTAGGATGCTTTATTAGGGTAAATACCGTATTAGCTGCCATAGGGTCTTTTATGACAGTATCAATGATAAGAGTTAAAAGCTTGTCAGAAATATGCTCCGCTGTCTTGTTAGTTACCTCTCGGTAATTGTAATACCCGTCGGCAGCAGTACCGAAAATCTTTTTAACTTTAAGGCTGGGCAAAGCATAATCAAAAAAATACTTAAACCGCTTAATATATTCTGGTTGCGAATACTCTTTGGGCAAATCAAATTCAGATTGTTCCAAAAGCTGTTGCCGTATAGCGGCAGGAGCATTTCTGTACAAGAAAAGCTGATTAAAAAGTTGTTTAAGCTTTTTGACAGTAGTAGGAAATTCAGCAAGTTCTTTTTTACTGAACTTGATATTAAGAGCGTCACTTATTTTAACAGCGGCATTGACTGCTTCCTTCTCCTCATTATTGAGTTGGGAGAAGTATATATCTCCCGATTCCAAAATATTATGGAGGGAAAAGTTCTTCTCTTCCATAGCTTTAACTACGTGTTTGAATAAAGGAGCAAATTCTGGATGTATAAGAGAAGTCCACAACGGTAGCCCCACTGCCTTACGAACTTTTCCTATATCTGCAAGCTTGGGAGCAGCCTTCGGCGACTGCTTTAAGATTTGTTTAGCAAAACCTTTTAGGTGCTCATAATCATAGTCATTCAAAGAAGGAGCAAACTGAGCAAGTTCGCCATCAAATTGTTTGACTTGGAAATCTTTTAGAGCTTCTTCAGCAGGCGCTTCCCCCATTATTTGTTTTTTCAGATAATCGGAGAATCGGGGTTCACCTCGTATAGATTTAAGCTCTGCGACTTCCCTCAGATGACTTTGTTTAATAATATTCAATACACCTTTGACAGACTCTGTCCACAGAGCAGCTTTCTCTTTGCCTATTCCTAATAAATCAGCTACAAAATTAACTACTTTGTCCCACAGAGATTTTTTAGGTTCTGTTTCAATTTCGATACTGTTAAGGAATAAGTATGCAGAGGGGTCAGACATAGCATATGCCGTAAACTCATGAGGGTCCGAAAAAGCATAAAGTAATCCATACCAATGTTCCCCAAATTCATCAAAGTGTTTCCTGAAAGATTCGTCTCCAGTGACAATTCTATTTATTTCTTTCCAATCAACTTCAGTCTTTGATCTTACAGTTTCAAGTAGAAGGTCTGCTACTTTCTTTTCAGCGCTGGACAGGTGCTTTCTGACTTCCTTCATCAAGTCTTTGATTTGCCTATTCGCTTCTTTATTAATAGACAGTCTATAATAAGTAAGGGCATGGACTACTTCGTGCAAGAAACATGCTTCCATCTCAGAAGAAGATAGTCCTGGTCTGATAGAAATAGCCCCGACTTTAGGCCCCCTGGGGTTAAATATCGCCCTAGATGAGCGTGGCGTGCGTGCTATTCTCATCTCTACATCAGGTAGCGCCCTTGCAGCGTACCCTAGATCGCTCAACATGCTAGCCATATAGCGCACATGGGCCGATTGAGCGTGTTTGGCTAGATATAATAACCCTTGGTAGGCATTTGCATTGGGCTGAGTAATCAGCTTTTTAAATCCGTTAGCACTGGCGCCGTGCGCATCTATTCGACTGACCAGATTGTCCAGCATCTTTTCTGCCAGACCTTCTTTCTTAGAAGCATAAAATTCTTCACTGCCTATTTTTTCAGCTAAGGCTCTTTCGTTACGGCTCAGGTAAGGAAGGATTACTTTTCTCCAATAAGGCTCTAACGTGCGGATATACTTGTCAGGGTTGTCTATCTCCTTATTCTGATATGCTATTATCATGCGCTCCAGCTTTTTCATAATGCCTTTGATGCCGACAATATGTTTAATGTCTCGACTTACTACCATTAGCCTATCGGCAGCCTGGATAATTCGCTGAATAGCAGGAAAAACTACATTCTTTACTTCATTCCTTACTAGCCGTCCCGCATCATTGGATTCAAAATATTCTTCAGACCTTATTAGGTCCATTGTATATTTCATTAACCCTGCGGACAGTCCTAGAATGGTGTCCAGCTTATGAAGCCCCATGTTATTCTTTAGATAGAAGAAGTGGAAATTCTCCAAGTAGTCCGCAATTTTGTCAAAGGTGGTATTTTTTAGAAGCTGCTGAATTTGTTCGTCGGACAGTTCAGTAGGGGCCATTTCGTTGAAGAAAAAGGAATCTTCGTCTTCAAGGGCCATTTCGTAATGGACCAGGCCATACGTTAGCATGTTATCCAACAAAGTTTCTAATGCAGACTCTCCTATGCTCTTAGCCAACCTGATGTAGCGATCCATTATGGTGTAGGCTAAGCTATATGCCAGATGGTTGGATATATCTTCTGCCTTGTCTTTTGGTGGATGTAGCAACTCCTTTAGAGTATAACGAGGAGCAATTTTCTCTTTGGGAGTTCCCTGTGCTTCTTTAATTATGTTGTTAATATGAGGAGAATCAGGTTCGTCAGGGTCTAACCGATAAGGCTCTCCTTCCGCCCATTTACGAAACATATCCGTTAGACCAGACGTTAGCTCGGACTTAAATCTGAAAACGTTTTCACCGAACTTATCGAAAAACCTAATTCTGGCTTGAGCTTCTTTTTCGGTAATTAGTCCTTTTTTAATCTGTTCTTTGAAATTGGTTCCAGCTAACCATTCTTTGGCGCTTAGCAAATAGTCAAGCCTAAACAAGTCTTTATCTTGAACGCCTCTGGCCTTGGCTTCTTTTTGTACGAGCTTGGTCCTGCCAAGATTGGGCATTAAATACCGCCCTTTCCCTGTAAACTTTTCCCATGTAGGTTGAAATCTAAAATAAGCAGCACTTATTTTATCCTCAATAGTGGGAGAAGCTTTCACTCGTTTAAGGGCTTTCATATTTACTTTAAACAACCTCATCTTTTTAGAGGGAGCTTGTTCTAAATTCTTGGCCTCTGATTTAACAGGATGTCCTGGAATAAGCTCAGGAGCAGACAGCCCCGTCTCTGCTTCGTATTCCTTAACTTTTTGTTTGATGATTTCAGGCAGTTTGTGGAGTTCTCCTTTAGGCACAACTATAGTAGTTGCCCCGCCCTTTTTCTCAAAAACAGGATGAGTCTTTCCAGTCAAAGTAAAGGAGTATGCACCACTAAGTTTGCCCATCATAGAGCCTTCGGGCCATTGGCCATCGTAGTTTATTTTATACACTTTAGCTGCTAATTCAGGGGACTCTTTCCCTTTTTTCATCTTTGGAAATTCAGGCAAGGATACGGCTTTAGGCTTCTTCTTGAGAACCTTGGCTTTCTTTTTCAGAGCCGCTTCTACTTCGTTACTCTCTTTAAATACTTTTATAGTTCCATCTTGTTTTACACTAACAAAATCGGCTTTGATCTTCTTAGACAAGATTTCCTTAGCGGCTTCCGCTTTCATTCTTTTTATTTGCTTATCGCTGTACCCCAGTTTTTTAAGCGACCGCTTTTGCGTATCTGTAAATTTAGGAGGAGGTACTTTTTGTTTCTGAGGCGGAGCTTGTTCTGGTTTTTGTTGAATAGCTTCTTGTAGAAGCTTTGCACGAGTTACTTTCCTCTTCTTAAAGAAATCAGGATGAACAGTTACTTTATTGCCTTTTACAGATACGAGTTCTTTTGCATTTTCATCAATGGTTACTAAATCACCGATTTTAGACTTAGGCGTCTGAGATAATTTGGTAATATCAATTGCCTGTTGAGGCTTTTCCTCTTTAGGAATTAGCTCTTTTGTAGGTTTTACTTCCTTAGCAGAAACTTTCTCTACTGATTTAGGTACAATTTTGCCTTCTTTAATATCTACCTGTTTCCGAGGAATCTTTTCTTTCTTTATTCTAGCTAGTTCTTCAGGAGCTAGAGATGAAATGTCTTTAGCGCTGTATCCCAAATTCTTATAGACATCTACAGTCTTTTTCATTCCCTCTTCTATAGGCAGCGCTTTCTTCTTTTCCTTAGTGGGAGCAGGCGTTGTTTCTTTGGGGATTAACTCCTCACCAACAGCTTTTTCCTTTTTATAAACTACTGTACCGTCCCTTTTGAGAACCACATCTTTTCTGCTAATCTTGTTCTTTAGAATCTTCTCCTTGTCTTCGGCACTAAGCTTCTTTTGCTCAGAAGCCTTAAACCCAAGAGTAAGTAAGTTAGACTCAGGAACAGCAGTAGCAGGTTTAGGAAATTCATTAGTCTTGATTGCTGTATCAATAGCTTTTAGCAGGGCTTGTTTGCCTGGTATATCATCGGGCCATTCTGCAACCTCAGCACTAGCATGGGACAAAATAGGCAATTCCTCATCCTTTAGCTTTCTGCCACTTGCTATAAGCTTAAAAGCTTTGACAGTGTCGCTAAGGGTCTGTTTGACTAATGTATCTTCATCAGGGATAGCTTTAGCTATTTTCTCATAGGCCAGAGCAGCTTGTTTAGCCCAACCTGCATAGTCGTTAGCGTCTATCTTAGACTTGCTTAGCGAAGTTATTACTAGAGGCAATACAGCCAGTGCCGTATCGCCAGCAGCCTCTGGAGTAGGCTGTTGCTCCGCTGATTTAAGAGCTTCGTCAATTAATTTATCTGGACTTACTTTCTCTTGCTTTTGTAACCGTGTTTGTAAAGCTATGCCTGGCAATCCAGTCAAACTGGTCTGCCCTAAAGTAATGACAGTGGTATCAACCAAGTCTCGGACATAATCGTCCATTGTTTTAGGTTGATTTAAGACTACCTGATCAACAATATTTTCTGTGATAGTATTGATATTTTCCCCTAATAGCTCCCCACCGTACAGCTTTAGTAGACGACGAACTATGGGTTTCCCTACATCTTTAAATACAGCTTCAAAAGGTATCTTCTCGGTAACAGCTTCAGATATTCCAGTAGGTACTGCTGCTTTTAGTGCTTGCCCAGGAGTGTATCCTTGCTGTCTTACTTGGAGGTATTTCTGCCCTCCGCTTGTTGCCCCAAACATAGGCAATAAAGGTATACCAAGCCTCTTAGAAATTACATACTGAGCCAGGGAATTTATAGTAGATTGAATAATCCCTGATACCCAGGATTTGGCCCTGCTCTTCCCTACTTTGGGGGCCAGATACTGATTAACTTCGTTTGCCATGTGCTGGAGTTCTTGAGTATTAGCTCCTAAGTTTTCCAATATACCCGAAGCAGTACCCAACGCTCCTGTAGCAACTTGGGTAAGGCCACTTCCAATAGACTTAGCTACTACCCCAGGCCAAGATTCTTCTTGAGCAGTAATCTGTCTCATTGTGGGTGCTTGCGGAACCTGAACTAAGCTGGTCCCAGTAGGGAGGGCCGCAGGTGGAGTTGTTACAGGTTGTTGTTGCGGAATCGCCTCGGTCTCTGAAGGCAAACCTAAATCTCCCTGAAGAGGGAGGCCTAATAATTTTCTAGCTATTAATTCAGCAAGAGCATTGTTTTCAGGCATCTACTTCTCTCCTTATTGTTGAACGTAATTCTGGAGTATCAAATCTTTGATTGCGGGGTCCAATGCTCCCAATTTAGCTAATGCGGTCAAGGTAGCAGTGTCCATTTTAGTTTGGCCGCCTAACAACGTATTAAGTAGCATAGCAGCTTTTGCTTGTTGGCCTGCACCAACTTGACGTAGTGTAGTTTGCGCCCCTGTTAAAAGTCCTGGAAGTGCCGATAGCATATTAAAATGCGGGCGCATTTGAGCCTCATAAGCAGCAGTTATTAAATTAGGTACAACAGAAGACGGAGTAATAGCTTGGCGCCCGCTGCTAACTAAACTAGCATAGGCAGGTAAAGCTGTTTGCAGCGCTCGTCTTGCATATTTGGCTCTCAATAAAGATTTAAAACTAAGGTCAGGGGGTTGAGATTGAGCTAAAAGCTCGGAAATCTGAGCACCCATGTTTTTTAACAATGCGGTGTCATAATAACTAGGTCCTTGTACAGAGGTTAAAGGTATTTTAGATGCTAACTCAGTCAAGGCTGACGATGCTTCTTTGCCAGACTCTATAAGAGGAGCGTAAGCACGTTGTAGCATAGGAATAGCATTATTAGCCATCTTAGCAGCTTGGGCAGAATAAGGATTAATAGGAATGTTCCCGCCCAGAATACTGTTAATTTGATTAACAAATCCTTGGAATTGTTCTTTAGTAAGAACGGGCTTTTCTATAGAGGGCAGAGCTTCTTTTTTATCTTTGTTTCCCCCACCCATTGAGCCTAAAGCATAGCCTGCTAATATAGGCCATCCTTTTTTTAATGCCTTCCCACCTAAATCAATGGCTTTGTTAATTAATCCCATCTTTGTAGCTCCTTTAGTGGATAGTGCTCCTAATATTCCCCCAACTCCTTTGGACCCTAACTTGGATAACACACTTCGTCCTGTGCCAAAAGTCAATAAGTCAATAGGGTCTATCCACGGAGTTTGGAGAGCTTCCTGTTCAACTAATTTTTTGTTTATTTTTACAGGTTTGTTTGGATCATAATAACGAGGCATTTTATCCCTCTGCAACAAATTCATATAAGCCATTGACAACAGCATCAATAGCGCTCAGCAACCCAGCCGACATAGAAGACAGGGGCCTGATTCCTTCCATAGCAATTTTATTTACAGTGCTATTGACCAGTCTAGTAGTTGTTAGAAGATAGCGGTTCTCCTGCATCACTTTCTGAAGAAATACTGAATAAGCTTGCTTCAACAAATTAGCTCGTTCTGCGTTCAAACGGACTGTAGTTTTGTAACCCATTAAATTATCTTTGAGAACATTGTTATATTCGGCATTATATCTGCTCACATCTGTTTCTAATATATCCCCATAAATATTGTAAATTTCTTCTAGGCTTTTAGAGCCTGCTACATCTAAACTCTGCTGGGCTTTAGCTGCACCTACTTTAGCTTTAGTCCTATTGAGAATATCTCTTATTTTCTCTTGTCTTAATCTGTACAACTTATTAACCAAGCCTACGGCTCTTTGATACAAATCAACCTTAGCCTGGTTGTTTTGATACACAGTTTTAGCTAAGTCTACTCTTGAAGACCTCTCAGTAAGTTGTGCCTGGTAATTTTTCCTATCAGTATCGTACTTGTCTACTAAAGTCTGAAGCCCAGTAATCTGAGCGGCGTATGCTTCGATATAAGCATTGTTTTTTTCTAATATAGATTGAAGTTTATTCAACTCTGTATCAGCTTTGCTCAAAATAGCTTTAAAATTATCTAACTGAACATTTCCCGCCTGAAGTAAAGAATCGTACAAATTATAATACTGAAAAATTGCTTTGCCTAAGTTAGCATGAAGTTCTGCCAAAACCCTCTCATATTCAATTCTTTGCTGAAACTCTATCAATAACTTATTTACATAAACAAGAACATAAGAAAGAGTAAGATTCCAGAGTTGGATACAAATGTCCATATAAGCAGCTTCATGTTTGTCCAAATCTTCTTTAAGTTGAAGCTTTAAAACCTCTATTTCGTCTTCTTTATCTCGATCAGTGAAAACGTTTTCACTATAAAATTTTTCTTGTAATTGCCCTTCACTCAAAGTTTTAGCTTGGGAATATAAATTTTCTAATTTATTTTTAATATCCTCAGAGACAAAAGTAGTATACCTATCATAAATAGGTTTGATGAATTTCTCTTCACCCTCATCTACAATTTGATTGATTTCATCAATAACTCCCCTAGTTCTTTGAAGAGGATTAGTAGCCTTAAGAGCGTTTAAAATTCTGCCATAAAACTCTACCAACTCTCCAACTCTAAGGCGCCTATCTTTTATCAAACTATGAACGTATGTGGAAAACTGCAATTCCTCTTGTAAAATAGAGTCAAACTCTTCAAATAAATGTTGAGTTTCAACAAATGTTAGCGAAGTTACATCCGAAGGTGTGAAATTCGTAGTAACTGATTCTGGATAGGGAACAGAAATTTTGTCAAATACTGGTAAAGTAGGGAGTTTAACAGTATCCAAAGAAGGAGATTCTATAGAATCTAAATTATCTGGAATACGTGGGGCAGAAATAGAATGCAGATTTTGAGAAACAGAATCAATTGTAGGAGGAGCAATGTTCTGGCCTATTTCTGTAAGTATAGAATCAAATTCAGAAATGAGTGTATTTAAATCAAAATCTTCAGCAGAATGATCAGGAAATTTTAAATCAGTAGGAATTAGCTGTATGTCGGACGCACCTACGCCCTTTGATAAAATAGGAATAGGATAAGTATGAAGATGCAAATCTTCAACAAAAGCAGGGTCAATTTCCAACACACCTCTAGATAGAAACCCATTAATAACATTTGTAATAGTATTTAGGGTATAATTTATCCCGCTATTAATTGCGTCTAGTCTCTCTGAAATAAGTTCAGTTACATCGTAGCTCATTTTACTCTTCCAAAATCTTATTAGTTAAACTTACAACAGTATGGGCAGCAGACAAAGCTCCTGCCGCTTTTTCAGAGTAAAAATTACCTAAAACATCAAAATTTCCAGAATTTCTAGCAATCATATCAGCCAAAAGACTCTCTGAGAAAACAACAGAAGCTTCTGCATCATAAACTATTTTTTGCATTAATTTTTTATATTCGTAGGAATCAACAGCCCAACGATCTGTTAAAGAAGACTGCCAGGTGCTCATCATTTGATCTTTACCTTCTCTTTGGATAAGAAACTTACTTATTTGAGCTTTAAGATTTTTTAATTCTCCTCTTAGTTTAACTACGTCTGGAGTCTGAGTTAGTTTTTCTACTACGGTAGTTAAGTAAGAAACATAATCGCTAAACACAGAAAGCTTACTTTCTTGTAGATTAGCCAATAATCTATATTGCTCTGATAACTTATCATAATCTATAAATTGTGTTAACGTGGATAGCACCTCGTTCTGGTTTTCTAAAATAATCTGATTATTTTTTAAGATTTCAAATTGAAGTTGACTACTAAGCACTCCAGCTTTGACTTCATACAACCTAAGCCTAGTCTGTACTTCCTTAAAAGCAGTTTCTGCTAGCTTTATCTTCTGAACGTATTCTGCAATTTTCTTTGCGATAGCTTGGCTTTCCAATGCTTCGGCTTGTGTCGCTAATACCTCGCTCTGAGCTTCTAACGTTTGAGCTTTTAATTTAGACGTTAAATTACGAATTCGAGTTTCGATATTAATAAAAAGATTTAATGAAGATGAAATTAGAACTCGTAGTCGAGTTTGATTTGCTTTAACAGCCTTATCGACTAAATCTATCCTCTCCTGAATAGTCTTAATTTTGACTTGATAAAGCTTTGCAATGTTGTCCACGAGAGAATAATAAGATACAAGAAGCCAAGTAGATAGCTGATTATAAAGCTTAGGCTTTCTATCAATGGCTTTCCACATCTGATCTGTATAAGAGGATAATACTTTCCCTTTTTTCTCAGTAAGTTCAAGCTGTGTTTTGATTCGGTGAAGGGTAATATCATAAGCCGCTCCTTCGTCGATTACATCCTCATTAAACCCTCTATCAGCAGTTTCTCCCAAAAGTTGTTCTATTTCTTCACTCATTCTTAGTGAGTCTAAATAAGAAATAGGCTCTTTGCGTGGAAGGTCCAGACCGTTTATATTCTCTGCAAAATCCATAACGGCTTTAACAAAACCGTCTGGAAGTATGTAATATCTATAGCCTTCGATACTTGTACCTTCTACTACATCGACAAGACCAGCTAAATCTATGCTATCCATTTTAGCAAGAGTAGGAATGTAATCATGCAACAACCAATCATTCAAAGTCTTTTTAGCAGTAGCTATTTCTGCATCATTAGGAAAATCAGTATCAACCTCTATCGGCTGGTCCTGCAAAAGCTGTCTGATTTGTGCAATATAGTCTGCCAAAGATTCGAAGTAACCAGTTATATCTTCAACAGAATAAGTCTTAGTTTTAGTCGATACATCCTCAACACTTGGGATAGTAGGAAGATTTAAACTAGGAACATTGGGCAAAGAAGGAATATCTTTAGTATCTAAGGTAAGAGAAGGGTATTCCAAATTAATATCCGTAACAGGAACATCTGGCAAAGAAGTTAAACTTAGCTGACCCAAGTCAGGTACAATATTTTGAAAAGCATCTAGCAAACGATCTACAACATGGCGTAAATCAGTTATCGCAGATTTATAATCTTCAGGAGACAAAGGTATATTAGGATAATCCCAACTTAATCTAGGAAGAGTCGAGAGATCAATTAAAGGATCAGGATAATTAGATAACTCCGCAGGAGCACTGGAAAGCTCTGGAATACTGAAATTGAAATTAATTATGTCACTAGCCGTCGCAGCAAAGCTAGATACTTCTTCGCTTACTTGAGTAATTAAATCAGTAGCATCTGAATAAAATCCTAAAAGATCACTAACATCCATTTAACGCAGTCTCCGTGGATTTGGAGTAGCTAAAATAGTAATGCCTTTAAGTTCAAAACCATCTTTTAACTGTAACAAAATTCGTTGATACCTAACGCTAGGGCCTCTGAACGACTGCTTGGTCAGCCCTTTACCTATTACAACTCTCCATTCCCCATTAGTAACCCAGCGTTTTATTTCATATGAATAGTCTCCTATGACAAGCTGCCCAACCGAGTCCTCCTCAGTAGACATATCTCCATACAAATATACAATCAAATAATCCATCACTGCTACTTTATGAACATCGAGATAACCAAGATCAATGACATTATACGTAGCAGGATGTCCTAATTTTGTGACTGCCTTAGTGCCAAGGTTTATTGCTAGGCCCTGGACATCAAATAAATTTTCTTCCAAATCAGAAAAAGAACTCAAATCAATTTGGTAATAATCTGCACCTGGTATATGTATTAGAGAATTGCCATCGTAAAGTTCAGAAATACTATAAAGCTGTATACTTTGAGACGATGATACCGCCAAAGAAGGAAGTACCAAAGCACCCGTAATAGACGGTACTACTGCCCCCCAACTATTTACCTTTAAATTGTTTACAACTGCCGAAATCTGAGCAGAAGCTGCTCCCATCGACATAATTCCTTGGGTAACTAGAGAAGGAAGAACTACGGCTCCATTCAACTGTCCATGAATAAGTGCTTGTCCTTCGGCACTCAAACCTTCAAGTTCTAAAACCATAGAAGCTACAGAAGGCACAGATGCCGAAGCAACCACAGATAGCTCTGGCAATATCAGTTGAGATACCCCTGTAGAAGGTACAGAAATAGACGCTTCTACTTCCAAAGCAGGAAGAACTAATTCGCTCGTCGGACCTTCATAAGCTTCGACTACTAAAGACTCAAGTAAGAACTGACATGTTCCTATAATGTCAGCGGCAGCTTTGCTGTGTAATTCTAAAGTTTCTAATTCCAGAGACAACCCGCCACTACAAGGAGCGCCTGCTAAAAGCTCAAATCCAAAAGAGCTTTCTACGGTAGAAAATTCTATTGTTGAAGTTTCAGTATAAAGCTCAAAACCAAAAGCATCTTCTAAATGATTTTGTCCTGCAAATAACTCAAAACCAAAAGATTGTCGTATTCCGTGTTCTCCAGCAACAAGATCAAAACCAAACTCAGAAATCATATTATACGGGCCAGCTTTCGCTGTAAGAGAAAAAAAGAAATTTTCATCAAATTCATTGATTTGAGTTCTGGCCTCTGCATCTATTTCAAATGGTGCATCCATTAAAGCTTGAGGCGACCCAGAGATTAAATCAAAATTAATATCTACGCCCACACCAGAAATCATGGCGTATATATCAAAAGTCATAGTTTCAGAAAGACCACTATCAATAACACGAAGACCATAGACTCTACATTCTTTACTTTTATAAGAAGTAACTAATTTGGATGTACCAGCCCACGCACAAAGAGCAGTATTTGAATCATGACTATAATAATAACTTCCTTGTTTTGTAGTCGATAAATCCGAGTTTATTTTGAATTCTGTCACATAAATGCTCGCCAGATAACTAGGTTTGTACTCCATAACATACAACTGAGTATCTTTCCAAGCAGCAACGCCAATAGGATAATAATCTTCGCTTATAAGTTGGGAAGATTCTACACCACCAACTACCATTTGAGCCACAAAAGGAGACCAACTTTTAATTTCCCAAAAAGACACACGCCTATTTCCGTACTCTACTACCCCTACCATATCAGGATAAATAACGCACACCTGAATAGGACTATTCAATTCTCCTAAACCAGAACCATATGTTCCAAACTCTCCAATATAATTACCGTCTAAATCAGTAACGACAATACGATGAGCGCCTCTGTCACAATGAAAAATATATTGAGTACCGTATAAAGTACCACACCACCAAGCATTATTGCTCCCATGCAAATCTTGCGCACCTGGACCATAAGAAATAACAGTAGTCAAAGGAGGATAATCTGGAATAGGATTAGATGTATATGGAATCCAAACTATTCTTTGAGGAGAGCTTGATCTGTCTCGAAAATATATTCTATCATCTGTAACAAGAACTACACCCCCATAGTAATTTGCCCCAGGAGCTAAAACGGGAGCGTCCCATAACTTATTGCCTACTTCATCTGTTTTAGATATCCATATAATACCGTCCCCAGATGAAATACCAAAAATACCGTCTCCGTCTTTATAATATACTCCTTGATTGTTAGACGGAGAAGAATATTTCTGAACTGAAAAAGTTACAGGATCAACAAGAGGCATGATTTCTCCTTAGACAGAAACACTTAATCTGAAGACAGAGATGGTCTGAACAGAATCCACAGTTATATTAGTATCAGCCATTACTAATTCCGCATTAGCAGTACCAATTGCCCCGTCTATACGGGGGTCGTCCGTATTGTATACTTCACTATCTCCGTTAACTATCAATCTAAACCAACCAGCAGTTCCAGAAGCTACAGCCTGGCCACTCCAATTATCTGCGGGAACTTTATTGATAGAACCGTCTTCTGCTTCATCAAAAACCAAGTCAAAGTTGCCAGAACCATTTTTAGTAATTTCAACTAACTTAGTGCCAATAGGAGCATCGTCAGCACTTGCAGGTTGAGAACCTGTGTACATAATAAGCTTGGAATTCTTAAAGACTTCCTTAATAGAAGAAGCTTCCCAGGTAAATTTGACTTCATCAAAAAGAGTGGTATGCCCTGAAGTGGCGTCATCCACGCCCAAAGTTACATAAATACTCCCTTGTACATTGCTCTCTATTAGGAAATAGTATTTAGTCCAATCAGAATCGTCCAGAGCAGCTTGGTCGATAAACGTACCATCGTTTGCAGAAGTTCCCACTTTGACAAAGCCTTGCCCAGTACCGTTTTTATGGTACAACTCAAGCATGTATCTATGCCCATTTTTAACCTGCTGGGCCTGGTAAGCATATCCTTTTGCAGAAGTATTATTAGTTATCTGCAAACAATTACCATCCTGCCCGCCAGACACAGAAGCCAAAGTTGCGTCTATCGCACTCCAACCACTGGTATCGGCTGTAAAACTTCCATTCTCAACCGAATCCCTGGTTAATCCCAACAAAATGTTCTTTAAGCCAGTAGAAAACCTAAGAGCCATAATTCTCCTCCTATTTTAGTTTTAGTCTGTTTTTATCTACAGATTTTGTTTTTTCATCACCATTTACATAAATTTCATCATTCTTCGTTTGGATAATAGTTACATCTAATAAAATATCGGCCCCATAATCAGCAAACACTTCTGCTCCTTTAATGTAAAAACCTCTAAAAAGTATTTTAGGAATGATAATAAAATTATTGAAATAATGATTAGGCAACGAAAGCGCATAATCTTTTATTTCAACAGGCTTAACATCTTGCCAGCCTTTTAAATCTCCGTCCCAACTAGAAAAAGGTAACGTGAAAAACCCATCCCAAATAGGAGGATAAGACCAGCCTAACCCGCCATATCCAAAATCAGGAGCATCGCTATACCACACTCCAAGATATTGATCTTCTTTAAAAGGATTAGGAAATCCTGTTAAAAAAGTATTATTGTTCTCGAAAATAGAACTATTTCCTTTCAAGGGGTCAGCATAACTGCCAATCCAAAGAGTATAGGAAGAAAAATCATTGCGCCCCCACGAAAAAGTTTCAATAAATCGAGCGTTAATAGTAGTAGAAATACCCCGATCTTTTAATAGAGTTATACTCGGATAAATTGGCCTGTTTCCTGATCTAGTTCCTAAAGCAGGAACATAGGGAATAATTAATTCAACAAATTTTCCATGCCCAGTTGCCCCGATTTCTACATGGGCTTTGTCATTTGCATCGTTTTTGGCATAAATAAAATCTTGGGAATTAATAATCTTGCAACCAACAACATCAACTAAATAATTACTAGATTCAATAAATTTTTCTCCAAATTTATACTGAGTCCCAGTAAAGACCTTATATGTGTATTTTTCTCTATCTGTATCTTCTAATACAAAACCGTCATCCCCACCTTCAAAATAAACCCTAGTAAATATAGTTTCGTGCCCTCTTTTAGATTCTGGAGGAGGGCTGGATTGCGTATCCATATTCCACAAACCACAAGGTTTCCACGTATATTTATATTTAGTTGCTTCCAACAACCTTCGAATACCACTATTGTCTACAAACATATCTAAAATAGAGTCTTTAAAATACTCTTCAATACCAGAGCCTCTTTGGTAGTGCCACCTAAGTTCCCAAGACCCAGGCAGATAATAAACGTTACAATCCGAAGATAGATCAGATTGACGATAATAATTATAATACTGAATAGTTTTTATTAAATCACAAGTAATACGCATAGAATCAAAATCAACGGATATTTTAAAAAACCTTTGATTAGCTTTGCTTTCGCTGTCTGTTAAACAAGGTCTGTATTTACCAGGCACATAATTAACTGTAGTAGGAGAAGGAGGCGTGTCTTGGATACACAAAATAAATTCTGACGGATTGTCGTGGTTGAATCTACCGCATTTAATATCTGTAACCATTCCTACAAGAGTAGTTATGCTTTTACCTGGTATTGTCAATATATCCAAATTACCTCGCATATCTACTCGCCAGATAGACACAGAATATTCGCCCCAGATATTGTAGGTATAAGTAGCATATAAACAAATAGCGTCTCTTTTGATTTCGTCTGCTCGTATACGGACATAATTTGCCGCACCTTTAGCTAGGTCGATATACACCCCAGGAAACCTATAAGACTTTTTACCTTCGGGCATTTTATTCCACAAACGCCTAGCTAAAGGCAGATATTGGTATGCGCTAGAACCTAATAAAATCTTTTTAAACATTAGCCAAGGGAACCTGTATAGAAAAAGACCCTATGGTTATTGTAGTATCCTGGGTTAATGTCGAGCTTCCAGACAATTGCAATGGCGAGTCAGATAAAGTACCTACTGTGCCTTGCACTCTTTTGTACTCACCAGAACTATCCTGTCCTCCAGCGTCACCATTAGACTTCAGTCTAAAATAAGAAGCTGTGCCCGACGCTGCTACAGTTCCTTTCCACGTCTCATCAGTCTTTTGTAGAACGCCAGCGTCTATGTTTTGCGGAGATTCGAAATGGAGACCATTGCCTCTTACATTAGCAACCAGTTCGAATACTGCACTTACAGTCAAACTTCCACTCCCCACAGCAGTTACAGAAAAACTATCCCCTGCATATCTGGATTGCAAAATGACTTCTCCGTTAGAGCCTACTACGGCCCTGGTAAGATCAGAATTAGAATTGATCAAATCAACTACTGCTTTGGCTACTTCATTAACCGTGGTTTCGGACGCAGATTTAGTATATTGGATAACCTCGTTACTACCTGAAGGATTTACAGGACTGATAGTTACGGTAAGAGTGTCCCCGTTATCGCCTACAGCAGTTACACTAAAAGAGAACACTTGCTTTTCACTAGCAGACCAGCTATTGCCATCTGTAGTAATCGTAACTAGCAAAGTTCCCGTTTCTGCATCATCAGCAGAATTGGGCACAGACCCGCTAAATATCTGTAAAACACAATCAGTTAATAAACTTTTGAGATTATCCCCAACCGCCAAAGCTTTTGCTAAACCAGTTGAAATCTTTACATTTCCCATTTACTTACCTCCAAAAATGAAAACGTTTTCACTTCTTTAACGCATCTAAAAACACTAAATACTGGCCATAATCATTTGATACTAAAGCGATATGTACATAGTCAAAATGCTCCAATGCATTTGGGTGAGACTCAGTTAAAGGCAATAATCCTGTTTCTGTAGCCAGGAATATTCCTTTATGAGTAGGAATAACTACAATTTGAGTTCCAGAAGGAAGTTCATCTGATGCAGGCCGAGCCAAAACTCCTACTCCTATCGACCCAAGCGCAGGAGCACTAACTACTTTTTGTATGACTGGTTTTGTTCCCTGAAATCTTATCACATAAACAGCTTCTGTAGTAGAAATGTACACCGCCCATTTACATACTACAGACGAAGGACTTACGCTCACAGCAGTAATTAGTTGTTTAAAAGTAATAGGTCGAATTGAATCGTCCTCATAATGTTCGCCGCCATCAATACGAAGAGAAGTAAAAGGAGGACTGTAATAAAGCCTATTACCTTCTGCCCTCCACTCTCTCCCTAAAGAAGTAAATTGAATAGACAATGGGGGAGGGTGCGCTTCTCCGATAAATTCTAATCCAGTTAATGCTTGAGTTTTAAGAGAACCCGAATCGGTAGGTAAGCCGTTAATCAAGAGGGGAAGCGGAGTCTTTTTAGACACCGCTACAAACTTAGGAGGAGTTCGTATCTCTCCTAAAAACAATTCTGTCTGAAATATAGGTTTCACAGCAACCCAGGATGTGTGTAAGTTTGTGATGTTGGAACATACTTGTTCCTATCTAATTCTCTGTTAATCTTTTCGATGTACGCATTCCAAAGAGTCTCGTATTTGGATGCAAAAGGACTAACTGTTTCTGAATCAGCTTTTTGAAAAGCAAACATTAACATCCCATAAAGCAAGTAATCAGTATATTCATCAGGAATAGCTGTTTGAATATGAGAAGAATCAGGAACAGCCGCCCCGTAGATAACAATCTCTTTATCATCTTCTTCGGGGGTCATATGTAAGACAATTTGTTTCGGGGCATAATCCAAACAATAATATTTGACTGTCCCCACAGTACCTCTTACAGATTTTATTCTGTCATAATCGACTTTAGTCAAATCATTTCCATTATAAGTAATGCTCAGAGGCAACAATAGCCTATCAGGATAGTTATACAAATACTGATTTGCTACAGAAAGAATAGGATCAAAGGTCTCCCTGTAAAGGAGAGTGCGGCGGCACATCTCCCTTACAGAAAGATAGTAATAAAATTCGAGATCAGGGTCTTCCCACAAGTAAGGAACTTCTGTGTCAAACAAAAGCTGCCTTACTCTTTGGACAAGCTCACTTCTGTTCATCGCCTTCTGGTCCTATCAAATCCACAGGTTCTTTGTCTTTTTTTATCCTTTTTTTAACCTTCTTCTTTGGCTCTAAGAGCACCATATCTTTCCTTTTGGCCAAAGCTTCAGTGTAGGCATAAACACGCCCAGTAGTTACTTGTTTCAGTAAACGCATTTCACCCTCCATTACCAAAGGGGGCACAAGGCCCCCTTATAATCAGACTATTCAAATTTAAATCCAAGTGCTCGGATTTTTACCTTACCTTTTACAGTAACAGCGCCAGAATAAGTAACGGTAATATCAATGGTGTCTGAGCCTGTATAGCGTTTCCCAGATGCGCCATAAGCATCCGTGCCTATAGCAGTGCATACTATAGTACCCGCACTTGCTTTGAGGTCCACGGCAGCATCAAACCCATCAGCATCATCGCCATCCCCAATATCAGCCGTAGCTGAAGTGGCAGCGTCAGAAGGGGTTACAATTTCTGTTTCAACAATAGGTATTCTCATTCCTTCTTTGACAGGAAGGGCTTGCACTGTATCCCCGCTACTTACGTTCAATGCGTCTAAATCAATAGTATTTTCCAATATAAACGCCGCACCTGCTCCCTTAAAGGGAACTTCTGCGGTATGACCACCAAGTCCATTGACTACAGCCATTGGTTACACCTCCTTATTAGACTAGAGCGTACAGAACGCCAAGACTTGCAGGTTGAATAACGTCAAAGTCATAAACGACTAGACCCTTCATGGCCTCCGCAAACGTGTCTTGTGGCCTATAGGTTTCTTCTCTGGTTAGTTGGGTAACGAATACCAAAGCCGATTTGTGCCCAAAGTAAATATAGGTACAATCAGAGCCGCCGTCATCTACGATGGGCAGTAAGTTAGAGATATAAATATGAAACCTATCAATATCTCCGATATAACCGCTACGAAGGATAGATTTTCCATCCCCTGTAATCGAGGCGTTTCTTAGATCAGATTTCTTGATCATACCTGCAATATGCGGAGGCATAACCATAAACCTATCAGTAGAAGGCCTATTTTGCTCATCCAAAACCACTCCGCAATCGACAATGTAGTCTAGGATACTGTCTTTTGTCAGAGTAATAGGAGAGCCAGTTTCGCCCAGGTTAAATTTCCCAGTTCTGGCTCCAGCAGAGCTTCCCTGGTTGGCATCGTCCACATCTGCATAAATTGTGGCGAATACTTCTGTATCCTGGGTTATCTTCAACTGTTCAGCGGCATCGTCCGCATACTTATCCATCATTTTGAGATCAAACTGCTTGATGTCGATCTCATCCAATGCAAAATTGTAGTATTTTGCTTTGTTAATACTAAACTCAACATACGGGCTTTCAGGGTATTCCAGTTCAAGCTTTTGGCCTTTACGATACTCTTTGATCGTAATGTTCGGAACGGTCCTGATATATACCGTATCGCCTTGCTCACGCACTTCGCCTACATAGTCTACAGACGAAATGTTCGCAACCGTACTGGCTGCATAAAATTTTTCAAGGGTTTTACCTGCAAAGATTACAGGAATGTTTTTAGTCGCATTATAATCAGGGTATCCTGGTACTTTTGCAACGGGCATGGTTGACCTCCTAGTCGATTACTCGATTTTCTCGGATAGCCTTCATAATCTCGGCTTCCATTTGAGCTTTTTGTTCTGGAGAATATCTGCCTAATGCAGAGTCCCTATAAAACTGAACGATTTCGTCCCGCCTTATTGGTCTGGGACTTTGCGGTTGAGAAACGGCAGCCTGTCTCCTCGGAGGTGCAACACTTGTCGAGGGCGGGCTAGGTTGGGAAGACGCTTGCTTTTCTTTCTTATAATCAAGAAAGAATTGAGCTACTTTGTGTGCGTCTCCCTGGTTAAAATATTCTAGCATTAATTCGTGCAAAGTCTTGTCTGTATAGGGGGCTGGACGCTGAAGCCAGTCAATAAAATCCTGGTCAGTGTTCAGTATCTCCCAATCAGGCACAAGACTTGTCAAAGTAGTCTTAAACGTAGTCTGAACAATAGGCTGAACTTTACTATTTACTGTTTCCTCTATGTTCGGAATTTCGTCTTTACGTACAAACTGAGAAGTATATTTAATAAGAGCGTCATAAACTTCTGGAAGGGTATCTTTAATAACAGCAAGAGGGTCTTCTTGAGAAGGAGCGGGCGGGGCCGGTTGTGGCTGAGATTGTACCATCTCTTCCAACGTAGCCAGCTTACCCTTCAAAAACTCATTTTCGGCCTGCAATGTTCTCAAAGATTCTTGCAATCTACCTATCTCAGTATTGTATTTGCCTTGCAGAGTTTTATATCTCTGCTCCCATACATCAGGAGAAGGCTCTGGAGTTGGCTCAGGTTCGGGTTTTGGTTCGGGTTCAGGCTGCGGCTCAGGTTCTGGAGAAGGTTCAGGGTTATCGTCATCGCCTTTGGTTTTACTCAAAAGCTCTTTCTCCAACTCCTTAGCTTTTTCTGCTTGTTTTTTCACTGCTTCTGGTATTGGCATAAATCCTCCTGTTGGTTAATAAGTTATTACCATACTATGAAATATATTTCAAATTCAAAACCTTATATTCATACTGTCCAGTTATTTCATCATCAGGCCCATAGGTAGCTGTAACAGTAACTACACGCCGTTCGTACTTATTATTAGCATCAATAATTCTATTCTCAGTAGGAGATAAAACAATTTCAATTGAAGGCCCTGGAGACACCGAAGTATTTCCTCTTATCTCTACATCATTAGTCAAACAATGAATGTTATAGGTCACCGCCTGAGGGCTTTCTACCTCCCCCTCTTTGTTCTTAAAAGTCAGAGACAAATAGGCTGTGCTATTTTCGTTTACTATTTTTTTCATAAGCCCTCTACGACAAGGTTATTTGAAGCTCAAGAGTCCATACTTGGCCCGAAGCTTTTGTTCCCTGATCTTCTACTCTTCTGTTCATCAATACATTAGCAGTAGCGCCATTTCTTACAGCGAATTCCTGCCAACTAAAATTAGCTGTACTTCCATCAAACTCAGCCCTAAAAGTCACTGTTTGACCAGAGCGTTGGGGATAGCCTGTTGACATTGACTGCCAAGCAGTGCTCGTTCCCTGCAAATCTGTTTGAGAGGCATCGGCAGCAGTAGTCCCATCACCTACCCCCAATTCAGCATTAGCGTTATTATAGGCTGTAGGAGACCCTAACCCGCAAATTAGGTCCCACATCTCGCCAATGCCTACGTTTAATAAAATATTGCCCTCTACAACCGAAACTGCGGGTAGCTCCCGACCCTCAGCGTCTATTACTGGTTTGGGAGTCTTGTTCTTAAAAGCTTCTTCATCAGGATAACGAGTTATTACCCACTTACTTTTGTGGCCGACTCTTTCTGTAACCATGATCTCCTCCTAAGTATAAAGTTTAAATTCAATTTTATTAGTTTTAAGCCCAAATTCAATATTTGGTTTCCTAAGCCTAAAAGATATACTAACTAGCTTAACAGCAGTATCATATTTTAAAACGACATCAGTAGCAACTCCTAAATCAGAAATGGACAGTATTGCTGTTATCTGCGCAATAAAGTCCAGCCCTTGCCCATAATCCTTAACTGGAACGTTGACTACAATACCGCTTAATGTATCCGCCCCTATTCCGCTATCAGTTATTACCTTTAAAGCAGTCTTAGCTATTGTTATAACTTCTGTTGAAGTTGCGGCGTCAGAAATAGTTAGAGCTACTTCTATTCCAATAGAGTCCGCCCCGGCTGCGTTATCTGCCACGCCTAAATCTACAGAAATAGAAGAAAGCGTGTCCGTGCCTTGCCCAGACTCAAATATGCTTTTAACTATTTCTGTCAGAACAGAAACTGCGTCTATAGCAGAACCAAGGTCTGATATAGGGATTCTAGCAGAGATAGAAGACAAAATATCGTTGCCTTCACCAGCATCAAACATAGCAAAAGATACATTCAAAAACGAAACACTGTCTGTCCCTAGCCCACTATCAGCAACTTGCTTTAAAAGTTCCTTTAAAACTGTTATCGCATCCAGACCAGAGGCAGTATCAGATAGTATCAAAGTTGCAGACACATTATGTATATTATCCTGGCCCGATGCAGAATCAGGAATAGCTACGTTTACAGCGATAGAAGAAACTATGTCGGAAGCAATGCCCGAATCATATATAGTTTTAAGAAGCTCTTTTAGAACTGAAACAACATCAGTACCTGTTCCAGTGTCTGAAACTGAAAGAGTTACAGTCAAAGACGAAATAGAATCAGAAGCTGCTCCAGTATCAGACACAGAAGCAGAAACCGACATAGGGGACAAAGTATCTGCGCCAGTACCAGAATCGCCTATACTTAACGCAGCTAAAAGTTGGGATAAAAAATCTGAGCCTGTGCCTTGGTCAGAAAGCCCAAATGATGCCTGGAGACTGGGAAGAGAGTCAGACCCCGCACCTGAATCGCTTAAAGCAAGAGATACTGCAATTTGGGATAAAGAATCAGAACCGCTCCCGCTATCGGAAACAACGATTTCACCTCCTCCCACCGCCCCAAGATCCACCATGTACCAGTATTGAGGGACGAGGATGAAGGAGTAGGGTTCGGCGTGGAGTTGAAGCACTTCACTATCTTCTAGAACACAATTATAAATATAACATTTTTCCCAACAAGCACGGATCTGATTGTTACCATTACTTCGACTACTTAAAGAAAGATATAAGTTTGTTGCCGTATTTGTTGGA